AGGTGTCGGCACTAGAGCAAAAGGTCAAGCTAACTTATTAAGACCTAAAAAAACTCCACCAACTGGCGGCATGAAGTAAAATTTTTTATTAAATAAAGTGGCGTATTTAATATCAAACATACCGCAGTTTAAGTGCTGGGTAAGAAAAGAATTTACTGCAAATCATCAAAACTATCATGGTGAGTATTTACATGCTTTAGCTTTTGCCGTGAATACTATTCCAGATAGGTCGTTGTCATTTCAAGTGGTTTTTACCGGTTGTGAAGATTTAGAAAACAATATACATGGCGGAGCTATGTGGGCCCGCATGCCGATAGAGGCTCTTATTGCAGATGAACCCCTACAAGAATGGCCGCAACCCTTACCAGATCATTTAGCTCAACCATGGGACTGTCTAAGTCATCATCATAGCGTTGTGGTTTTAGATCGTGTTAGTTCTAGTCCTTGGTATTGCAAAATTGCAGGAGAGTTTCATCTGGGTAAGTATATGTTTACTGTTGATTACACAGAAAATTCTATAGCAGACTGTCCAGCACAACACAAACAATCGCATGTGCTATACTTAACCGATGCTGGTCCTTGGACTGGTAATTTTGTTGCATTACCAAATAATCGTGTACGAGCAACAAATCCAGCGCTGTGGCGAACAGGAGAGGGTGCTCCAGATTTTGCACCTTCGCAATGGGTTCACTCAGCAGAGCAGCATGAGAGCTATACAGATCCAGCAATAGTGTTTGACAATTTATACGCCGGAGCAGAAGATAGTGATGAGGAATAGTTATGGCAACATCTGGAAGTAAAGATTTTGAGCTAGACGTAGCTGATTACGTTGAAGAAGCATTTGAGCGTTGTGGTATAGAGCTACGCACTGGTTACGATCTTAAAAGCTCTACAAGAAGTCTTAACTTAATGCTTGCAGAGTGGGCAAACAGAGGCTTGAACCAATGGTCTATTAAAGAAAAAACAGTAGACATGGTTAAAGATACTAAAACTTACAATATAGACAGCACCAATGCCACAGCACCTATTGATGTGTTAGACGTGTTTATAAGAGAAACTGTTGGACAGGATGCTACTGATATACCTATGACCAGGCTTAGTAGAGCTGAGTACGCACATATCACAACAAAATCTACGACAGGCAAACCCAATCAATTTTTTATTAATAAACAATTAACACCGACTATTTCGGTTTGGCCAGCGCCAGACAAGTCAAGCACCTACACAATACACATGAACGTCCTAACAAGAATGGACGACGCAGACGCAGGAGCGAACACGCTTGACCTACCATTTAGGTTTTATCCTTGTTTGGCAGCTGGCCTTGCATATTACTTATCATTAAAAAGAGCACCAGAAAGAACACAAATGTTAAAAGCATTGTACGAAGAAGAGTTTGCAAGAGCTTTAGCACAAGACGAAGATCGTGCATCTTTTAGAGTTTCACCAAGTTTAAGGAGTTATAACAACGCATAATGGCTTTTGCATCCGGTAAATTTTCTTACGGCATCTGTGATATAACAGGGTTTCGCTATAAATTAAAAGACATGCGTAAAACTTGGGATGGTTTATTGGTAGGTCCAGATCAGTGGGATCCTAAACATCCACAGCTCATGCCAAAACCATCTACCCAAGATCCGCAAGCCGTTAAAGATCCTAGACCAGATACCAGTGATGACAATGCAAAATTCTTGGTTTATACCAATGTGGGCGATGGCAAATTAGGTTCTGTGTTAGATACTTTTTCTATTACAGCTGGTATAGGTGAGGTTACAATAACAACATGAGTTTTACACTAGGCACATTAAAAACAGCAATACAAGATTACTTAGAAGTATCTGAGTCAACCTTTACTACACAGCTGCCTACCTTTATAAAAGAGGCAGAAGATCGTATTTTTTCTTTTGTGCAATTACCAGAGCAACGTAAAAATGTCCAGGGCACAGTAACCACTGGCAATAGGTTTCTAGCTACGCCAACAGATTTTTATTCACCTATGAGTTTGGCTATTATTAGCTCAGACACATACGATTACTTAGATTTTAAACACCCATCATTTATCAAAGAGTATTCTTCTGGAACGACAAGAGCAACTCCAAAATATTATTCTTTATTTGATGACACAGCTTTTGAGGTTTCACCTATCCCAGATGCGGATTACACAGTGGAACTTCATTATTTACACAAACCAGTATCTCTTACCAATGGTAGTGACAGCGGTACAACTTTTTTATCTACAGATTATCCAGACGCTTTGCTGTATGGATCTTTAGTAGAAGGAGCTATCTTCCTTAAAGAACCTACAGACGTCGTTACTCAGTTAGAGGCACGATTTAAGGAGGCGGTAGCTAGAATGAAAAATATCTCAGAAGGTCGTGGCACACGCGACGAATATCGATATGACTCAGTACGCTCAAATGTGAGCTAATGAGTCGCATAGAGCATTTAGAAGGTAAGACAGTTGCAATAATAGGCTTGGGTGTGTCACAAGTTGATTTTGCGATTGGTTTAGAAAACAGTAGGGAATGGGACGAAGTTTGGTGCATTAACTCAGCAGGCTTGGTTTATCCGGCAGACAGAATATTTGCACTAGATCCAGCAAGTAGATTTTTTGACAGCAACGATGCTGGCAAACAAACCAATGCAATGAAAAAACTTATGGCTACTTCGGATGTGCCTATCTATACTTGTGAGTTAGATCCGCGTATAAAAAACGCAGTGCGTTATCCAGTAGAAGATGTATGCAATGAAACTAAATGTGCCTATATGAACACAACTGTAGCTTTTGCTATTGCTTATGCTTTATACAATAAGGTTGGTCGTATAGACTTATTTGGCATTGATTTTTCTTATAAAGAGAATATGCACTTTGCAGAAGCAGGCAGAGCATGTGTAGAGTTTTGGATTAGCAAATGTATGAGCGCTGATATATTGGTTGGTATTAGTGGCAGATCGACAGTATTAGATTCTAATGTGCCAGCCACAGAAAAACTTTATGGTTTTCATAGATTGGACAAACCATTAGTTGCTGTGCCGCATGAAGGCAGATTTATTATTGGACCTTATGATGAAATTAATACGCAATTAGAAGAATATGGTCTAAAAATTAATGAGGATGTAGTGCCACCAGAACCATACAAGGGGTAAGCATGAGTGTAGAAAGTGATTTTGTAATAGGTAAAGTAGAGGTTCATTCAACAAAAAATAAAGGACATGACGCTGAATTTTGGGCAGCGCAAGCTACAAAGAAAATTTGCGACATTTCAGACAACGCTCCGGCACATGTCAAACAACAGGCTTTGGCTTTTCAAAACCAAGTTTATACTGTAATCTTATATACTATAAAAAATGCGATTAAGTCACAGAACACGACTTACTCAAATTTATTAAGAGAACAAGGCCATGAAGACATGGCTAAAATATTAAAGGAGCTATAATGGCAATTACATCGGCAATATGCACAAGTTTTAAACAAGAGCTACTTGTTGAAGGGCATAACTTTACTAATGGAGCTGACTCTTTCAAATTAGCTCTATACACAAGTTCTGCTACTTTAGGAGCTGGCACAACAGCGTTTGTTACTACAGGACAAGCGAGTGGTACAAACTACTCATCTGGCGGTAGTGCTTTAACAAATGTTACGCCAACAACTTCTGGCACAACAGCTATCGTTGACTTTGCAGATTTAACCTTTGGTACGGCTACTATTACAGCTAGAGGATGTTTGATTTATAACACAACTAACTCTAACAAAGCTGTATGTGCGATTGATTTTGGAGGCGACAAAACATCAACCGCTGGCGATTTTACAATAGTTTTTCCTAGCGCAACTGCTACAGGAGCTATTATCAGATTGGCGTAAGATCACAGCAGATATGTTAGACTCTAAATATGCCGCTGACCAAATTAAACTTTAAGCCTGGAATAAATAAAGAAGAAACCGATTACTCAAACGAAGGTGGGTGGGTTGACGGCGATAAAATTCGTTTTAGAAAAGGTAGAGTAGAGAAGATTGGTGGCTGGGAAAAGTTTTCGCCAAGCTCAATAATTGGTTCTGCTCGTGCTTTACATTCTTGGATTTCATTAGGTGGAGCTCGTTATTTAGGTATAGGCACTACCAACAAATATTATATTGAAGAAGGTGGCACTTATAACGATGTAACGCCAATAAGAAAGAACACCACTAATGCTGCAACCTTTGCAGCCACAA